CCGACGACCGCCCGGCGCAGCCCAGCCAGGCGGCAGGCGATACGTATACCGTAAAAAGCGGCGATACATTAAGCCTGATCGGTAAGAAGTTGGGCGTAGACTGGCATACGATTTACGAAAACAATAAAGGCGTAATCGGCCCTAACCCGAACGTCATAAAGCCCGGCCAGGTATTTACTGTATGACGCTGCGCCTTATTATCAATAAGCAGGACGTAGCCCCGCTGCTGTCGGCCCCGCCGAAAATAACCGACGATATACAAGCGGTATGCCGTACGCTGGACTTCCAGCTGCAAGCTGCCGACGGCCTGGCGAATTACCTGGGCCAGCAAGTCGAATTATACGTAGGCGATAAGCGGGAATTCTTCGGCTTCCTGGAAGTTAGGGGCTGGGAAGCCAGGGGAACGATAACGTACAAGGTTTACGACCCGCTGTACTTCCTGGCAAAGAATCCCGACGACTATTACTTTAACGGCGGGCTTACAGCCAGCCAGCGGGCCGAAGAAGTCTTAAAAAACGTCGGCGTAGTACGCGGGAATCTGGCCCCGACGGGGGTAGTATTACCCGCGTCTTTTTATAAAAAGGCCGAAGGCGATAAAGTCATAATCGACAGCCTGGTAAAGACGGTAAAGGCTGGCGGGAAAAAATTCTGGCTACGCTTCGACCCCAGCGTAGAAAGCTTCGGAGCTACGATATTCGAAAGGACGCTGCCCGCCGAAGTATGGGCCTTCCAGCGCGGCGTAAACATGACGAACGCCCGGTACGAAGAAAGCCTGGAAGACCATTACAACGTCGTTAAGCTGGTTAACCGGGAAACGGGTAAGACCGTCGTAAAATACGACCAGCAGGCTATACAGGACTTCGGGGCCAGGACGCGCTTCGAAGAAGTGGACAAAGACGCCGCCGACACAATGGACCGCGATGCGGCGGCCATGCTGGAAGAAGGGAAAAAGGTAAAGGCGTCTATCAGTATCGAAGGCGTTAACGACGACCTGGTAATGCCTATCTTCCACGTTGGCGACGTAATCTACGTCGAAGACGACATAACCCAGGCCCTGGGCGCTTATTACATTCGCCGGGCAGAACATACCTTCGAAAGCAGCCGCCGTATTACGCTGGCTTTTGACGTTGAAGAAGCCCCGGATGTACCCGCCGCGCCGTATGCCGACGCTGAAAAGGACGCGAAGCAACGGAATAAGCCGAAGAAGGGCAAAGGCACGAAGGCCGGGGCTGGCGTAAGCGAAAATGCCGCGTACGGCGACGAAATGAAGGGCTTAATAGATAAGTACGGGCTGGACAGTAAGCAGTAAAGGGGGGCGGGAATCATGGCAGGCGAAAAGACCGACAAGACCGTAGCGCTGCTACAACTGCTGGGGGGCCGGGGCGGCAGCCCGGAAGAAGCCGCGCAGCTGCATATCGTAACGGTACGGACAGCCGAACCCGACCCCGTTACGCTGGTTATGCAGGGAACGAAGAAGGCCCTGGGGCTGGATATTTTCGAAGTACCTGTAGATTGTTATCCGCTGCGCGAAGGCGACCAACTGCTGGCCCTGCCCCTGGTAGGCGGGCTGCGCTGGGGTATCCTGGCAAAGCTGAACGGCGGCCTGGTTATGGCGACCTGGGACGGCAGCAAAGCGAAGCCCGACAGCATGACGGCGGCCTACAGCGCGGAAATTCCGCAGGGTATGACGTTGCAAGCTGGCGACCGGGTAGCGATAGCGCCGACCTGGGACGGCAGCCAGGTAAGCTATGTCGTATTGAACAAATATTAAGGGGGCGGCGATATTGGCAACCGATAACCGTAAAACGCCCGTCTTCGACTGGGACGCAGGCGAATTCGCTACCGACCTGGCAGGACGGGTACGAACGGCGACGGGCGCGCCCGCCGTCGAACAGATCGTATTAAAGGCCCAGCAGACCATACGCGGGGCCTTTTTAATTTATGCCGCCGACCCGGAAGTACCCGGCAGCAAGGGCCATACCTACGGCAGCGACGTAGATAATATCCGGGTATCCGACCTTCCCGACAGCGCGAAGCTTTCGGAAATGGAACGGGCGGTAAAGGAAGCCGTTATATATGACCCCTGGATAAAGGACGTACGGGACGTAACCGTACAGCACCAGGGAACGGACGAAGCCCTGATAACGGCGACCATAGACCATATTTACGGTACGACGACCGTAACTTTTAACGCATAAGAAAGGGGAAAAGCTTATGGCGCGTAATAACTTCCAGCCCGTCTTCGAAGAAACCGAAACGGCCATACGTGACAGGATGATAGCCGACATAGAAGCCGACGGCTGGCGGGCCGAACCGGGCGACTTTATGTACGACGCGGTAGCCCCCAGCGCGACGGAAGTAAAGACTTTGCAAGTAAACCAGGATACGATTCTAGCCAGCCGCTTCGCAAAATACGCGGAAGGCCCGGACCTGGACGACTGCCTGTACGACGTAGGCCTGGAACGGCTGCAAGCTACGGCGAATAAGCGGGCGCTGCTTATCACAGCCGACGCAGGGGTAGTATTGCAGGCCGGGCAGCTGCTGTATTCCGTCGTATTGGACGCCCAGGGGCAGCCGCTACAGTTTACCGTAGACGAAGCCGTAAACTGGGCCGCGAACGGCGCGCTTACGGTAAACATTACCTGTAAGACGCTGGGAACTATCGGAAACCTGGCGACGGGCAGCCAGTTTATCCTACAGCCGCCGATACCTGGCGTACGGACTATCGTAGACCAGGGTACGACCGTCGTAGCGCGGGATGTTGAAACAGACGAAGACGCCTGGAAACGGTACGACTTAAAAATAACGCACCCGGACACCGGGGGAAATAAAAACGACCTGGTACGCTGGGCGCAGGAAGTGGACGGCGTAGGGAAGGCGAAATGTATACCCCGCTGGAACGGCGTAAATACGTCGAAGGTACTGCTGGTAGGTAACGACTTCGCCCCGGCTTCGCAGACCGTCGTAGACGACGTACAGGCTTACCTGGACCCCGGCGCTTCGGGCCTGGGCGACGGTAAAGTACCAATGGGAAACGCCTGCACAGCCGCAGCTGCGGATACCCTGGCTATCAATATCGCCGTAACCGGGATACAGTATACGACCGGGGCAGACCCGGCGACCGTAAAAGCCGCCTTCGAACAATCGGTAAAGGACTACCTTAAAAACCTGGTATTCGAAGTAGACCCAGCGACGAAAACGCCGCTGCCCGTCGTCTATAACAAGATATTCGCGCTGCTGACCTTTACCGAAGGCGTAAGTAACTTTATCGACGTAACGGTTAACGGGGCGAAGGCTGACATAACCCCAACGGACACGCAGGCCGCGACCCTGGGTACGGTGACTGGCTTATGAGTGAACGCATAGACCGTATGCTGGCCCAGGCCCCGGACTACTACGAAACCAGCGCCATATACCGAAAAATCCAAACCGCCCAGGGTAACGAATACGACAGCGTAGAAGCTAAGAACGCCGACCTTAAAGCGCAGTTGCGGATAAAGACGGCTACCTGGGGGCTGCGATACTACGAAGAAGCCTATGGCATTCCGGTTATCGAATCCGACAGCTACGGGATTCGCCGCAGCCGGGTACTTTCAAAGTGCCGGGGCGCTGGACAGTTTTCGGCGGCCATGATTGAGCGCATGGCGGAAGCGTACAGCGGCGGCGAAGTAGAAGTGACCATGGACATTCCTACTGGCACGGTAAATGTAAAGTTTATCGGTACGCGGGGCGTACCTACAAACATAGAAGACCTTAAAACAGCTATCGACAACGTAATTCACGCTCATCTGGGGATCGAATACAGCTTTACGTATTACCTGTACAGCGACCTTAAAGCGTCGGGCATGACGTATGGCGGCGTCGCCGCAACAGGCAAGACGTACAACGAAATCTATAATAGGGGGCTGGCATAATGGCAGAAACGGAAAAGCTGGGCTTGCCGTTGATTGAAGATAATATGACGGCTGATATACCCCGCGATCATAATGCCCTAGCCAATGCCATTGATAATGTCATTGGCAATATGCAGGGCGTTCCAACTACAGCGAAGGAAGTTGCCGGGGCGATCACGGAGCTTTTTCAATCTGGCGTTGACGGAAAAAATCAATTGGAAGCCGCCGTCATCGCCAAAGAGGGCACGGTTTCCAAGCAAGGCCCCGTTGCAACATTCGACGAACTGGAAGCAGGTATCATGTCAATTCCCGTCGGTCCGGATACAAGCGATGCGACGGTGGCCGCTGGCGACTTGCGTGCCGGAAAGATCGCGTATGGAAAAGACGGGGCAAGGATCGTCGGGGCGGTGCCTGTCCAAACCGGCGGAAACGTCGTCCCCGGTCCGAACGACATCGTAAAGGCTGCGGGCATCTACGACACACCGATCACGGTTAAGGGCGTGGTTGTGCCTGCCGACAAGGTTCTGGCCGGGACAACGATCGCGGGAACGGCGGGGACGATGCCCAACCGAGCCGGGGACACAGCAGCGTTGTCTTCCGTGGTGTCCGGGACAACGCTTAAATTGCTTACCTCTCAGGGCTACCGTGACGGCCTTGACGATTATGTGACGATTACGGACCCGAATTTCATCGCGGCGAATATCCGCGCAGGGACGAATATTTTCGGACTTTCTGGAACCCTTAACCCGGTGCAGGTTGCAAGTGGTTCGAAAACAACCGTTCAAGGGTGGCAAAATAACTATTACTACAACTTGTTTGTTACCGGTCTTTCATTCACTCCGAGAATCATTTTTGCATGGGACCCCAATAACACATACGGGGCTTACTTGGCGCTTATAAATGACCCGGCAAGGCCACATTGGATTCACAGGGCCGATTGGTCCACAAACAAGTATCAAATAGTCAAAAGTGTAAACGTCGGAACAAGCCCACCAAGCCAAACGACGCTTGATTGGCAAGTATTCCCCGGCGGGTTCTGTTACATGGTTTATGACAATACTTCTTCCGTGACGCCGCCAACCGTAGAATGGGTGGCCATAGGATATTAAGAAGGGGTGAATAGAATGCAAATTGGCAGACGGATTTATTACGAAACTATAACCGGCAACGTCATTTTGGAAACCGGGGAACGCACGGGCGACGTTGTGGAAACGACAGTTCAACAGGATTTTTCAATGTATGCCGAGTTGTCCGAGCGAAACCCAGAAACCGTCGGAGTGATTCAACTTGCATATGGACAATATGCTCAGGACTTC